GAGGTGATGAAAGCAGTCGGAAAAGGTGTTGCGAAAATCATTGTCTGGACGGCTCATCAAATCGAAAAGAAATAAGACAATCAAAAATTTTGGAGGTAAAGATTATGTCCGCAAATATTGAAACCATGTTCTCTGTCCGTGAGACCCCCTGGCATGGTCTTGGCCGTATCGTTATGGATGCCCCTGCAAGCCGTGAAGCCTTGGAACTGGCTGGTCTGGATTGGCAGGTAGAGAGCCGTAATATCTATTCCGGTACGGGTGACATGATTCCCGGCTATCGCGCCAATGTCCGTAGTACAGATGATGCCGTACTCGGTGTGGTATCTGACCGCTACCGCATTGTGCAGAACGAAGAAGCATTTCAGTTCACCGATGACCTGCTGGGTGAGGGAGTTACTTATGAAACTGCCGGTTCTTTGCAGGGCGGCAAGAAGGTCTGGATGCTGGCAAAACTGCCCGAAAAGTACATCATCGCCGGAGACGAAGTGACCCCATATCTTGTCTTCTTCAACAGTCACGATGGCAGTTCTGGTGTCAAGGTCGCTATGACCCCGGTTCGTGTGGTCTGCCAGAACACCCTGAATCTGGCTTTGGGTACTGCAAAGCGCATCTGGACTGCTCGCCATACCGAAAATGTTCTGCTCCGGGTGCAGGATGCCCGTGAAACTTTACAACTTGCCAACAGCTACATGGGGGAGCTGGGCAAGGGCATCCATGAGCTGACCACCATCAAGCTGTCTGACCGCAAGGTGCAGGAGTTTATCAACGAGTTCTTCCCCATCACGGAAGACTTAACCGATGGCCAGCGAAAGAACAACCTGCGCTTGCAGGAAGATTTGAAGGCTCGCTATTATAATGCACCCGATCTGGAGTGGGTCGGAAAGAACGGCTGGCGGTTCGTGAACGCTGTTTCCGACTTTGCCACCCATGCAGACCCCATCCGTAAAACTCGCAACTACAATGAAAATCTGTTCCTGCGTACCGCAGAGGGCAATCCCATGATTGACAAAGCCTACAAGATGGTGCTGTCAGCAGCATAAAGGAGGACATATGAACGATGTGAGCAACCGGGCTGTCCGGGAGTTTTCTGAGTTCCTGAACAGCATTGAAGCCGATTTTCCAAAGCCAACTTGTACCACGGCATACGAGATCACGATGAAAAGCACCATCGTCAGTGCTTTAATTACGCTGGACACCGAAAAGCAGATGGACGAGCGTTTCTGGAACCATCTCCGGGTGCAGCGGAATATTCTGGATTTCCTGTATACCCTGTGGTTGGATGATGACCGCACCTTGGTGGATAAGTTTTCCACTATTATGAAGGACTTGGTGGAATATGATTTCTCTATCGCAGAAGAACAGATGAAAGAGAGGTTGAACATTGCATGAAACGACTTGTATCTACATTGAATTTACCCAAAGAAGATTGGCTCCGTTACCGCAAATGCGGCATTACCGGCACGGATGCCGGAGCTATCCTTGGCCTGAATCCCTACCGTTCGGCATTTCAGGTTTACCACGATAAAATCAGCGATACCATTGAAAATATCGACAACGAAGCCATGCGGCAGGGTCGTGATTTGGAGGATTATGTGGCGCAGCGCTTCACCGAAGCAACCGGTCTGAAAGTACGCCGCGCAAATGCCATTTACCAGAGCGAGGAACATCCGCTGCTTCTGGCAGACTTTGACCGCCTGATCGTTGGGCAGAAAGCAGGGCTGGAGTGCAAAACGGTTTCACCGTTTTCTGCGGACAAGTGGGCTGATGGGAAAATCCCGGCTCACTATCTGACGCAGGTTGACCATTACTTAGCCGTCAGCGGTTTCGACTGCTGGTATGTGGCGGCTTTGATTTTTGGCAGAGAGCTGGTGATCCACAAGATCGTGACGGATAAGCAGGTGCTTTCTGACCTCATTGATAAGGAAGAGCTTTTCTGGACACGTCATGTGGTTCCCCAGATTCCCCCTGCACCCAACGGTTGCGATTGTGACACCCAGCAGATCAACCAGATGTATGAGGTAGACAACCGGGATAAGACCGCTGACCTGAGTGCGCTGCATGGACTTCTGGATAAGCGGCAGGAGCTTTCCGACCAAATCGAGCAGATGGAACAGGAGAAAACGGCCATCGAGCAACAGGTCAAGCTGCAAATGCAGGATGCTGCCTATGGTACAGCACCGGGCTACAAGGTATCATGGGTATCCTCCGAAAGTAAGCGTGTGGATTCCCAACGTCTGCGGAAAGAGCAGCCGGACATTTTCAACCAGTACAGCAAAAATGTAAGCAGCCGCAGATTCACCATCGTTCATGCGGCATAAATCTTGTATCAGGTGGCAGGGAGTAAATTCTCTGCCGCCTTTTTTCTTGGAGGTTTATTATGGTCACAGAAAATCCGTTCGTAAAATTATTCGCTATCGACTTCAAAGATCATCTGGAAGTCAAAAAGTCCGGAAACACGGAACTGAAATATGTAAGCTGGGCGTATGCTTGGGCAGAGGTGAAGAAGCTGTATCCCGCTGCCAGCTATGAGGTCAAGAAATTCAACGGCCTGCCCTATGTTTATGACCCCATAACCGGCTTCATGGTATACACCTCGGTCACGATTGAGGGCGTTTCGCACGAAATGTGGCTGCCGGTACTGGATGGCGCAAACAAAGCCATGAAAGCCGTGCCTTATACCTACACCACCCCGAAATGGGACTACAATCCGCAGACCCGCCGCCGTGAAAAGATCGGCATGGAAGAACGCACCGTAGAAGCAGCCTCCATGTTCGATGTGAATAAGGCTATCATGCGGTGCTTGGTGAAGAACCTCGCTATGTTTGGGCTGGGCCTGTACATTTATGCCGGAGAGGATTTGCCGGAAGATGCTGCACCGCAGCCGGAGGCTGAACCTCAAAAGCAGCCGAAACCGAAATCCTCTACCCCGAAGCAGGAACAGCCGCCTGTGCCCTGCATCTGCGCCCGATGCAATCAGACCATCAAGAGGGTCAAGCTGAAGGACGGTTCTATCATGCAGGCGGCAGAGTTTGCAGCCACCCATGAGGGGATGTGCGTTGACTGCTATAAAGCTACCCGACTTAATGTGGCATAAAGGAGAAATTTATATGTCTTGCAATGCGATGACCGAACACTATGAAGAAATCACTGTCTGCGGAAAGCCTGCATTATTCACTAACTTCCGCATCAGAAGAGATACCGTCCCGGATAGTCTGTATGTCTACGATGTGCGGCATGATGATGACTGCCGAGGAATTCCCTGTGAGATTGCACCATTTATCATGGTCAATCACTGGGGAACGATTATTCTTGCAGAGCCGCTGGAGCTGCCCGATGATGGACGGCGGTATATCGACGAAGAGAGTGACTGGAACTATGACCCATTTGGAGGAGCAGAGAAAGATCAAAAGCCCTGTGTGACGGTGGAAGAGTTTATGAATCAGTATCTGAACCGTTGATAAGAGCGAGCCGTGTCGTTCCTTATAAAGTTCAAAAGTCATCGCAGGGGACGGACGGTGCGAACCGTTCGTCAACGGAGATAATCTTTTGAAGTTTATGAGGGATGACTAAGGCTCGCAGGAAAAAGTATTAAAATTGCCGTGGGTACAGAAAAGTATCAATCATAGTGTGATGAAGCCGATTTGTCTTAGCAAATCGGTGACGCTAAAATGACGTTCGGCATTTTTGATACGGAAAGAAGAGGCTATGAGCATTTATGGTTATTGCAGAATTTCCACTGCAAAGCAGATCATTGACCGTCAGGTTCGCAATATCAGGGCTGAGTACCCGACTGCTCACATTGTGCAGGAAGCCTATACGGGAACTTCCATCCTCCGACCAGAATGGAGCAAGTTGTACCGGGTTCTAAAAGATGGTGATACTGTGGTGTTCGATTCTGTCTCCCGAATGTCCAGAAACGCAGAAGAGGGATTTTCATTGTATGAGGATCTCTACCATAAGGGCATCCGGCTGATATTTCTGAAAGAGCATCACATTGATACTGAAACTTACAAAAAAGCCCTGTCCGGCAGCATTGCCATGACAGGGACGAATGTGGACTTCATCTTGAAGGGCATCAACGAGTATCTGATGGTCTTGGCTAAGGAGCAGATCAAGCTGGCCTTTGAGCAGTCCGAAAAAGAAGTTGCCGATCTGCACCAGCGTACCCGTGAGGGCCTTGTAACAG